GCAGTCAGTAGTTTCTCTACAAACTTATCAAACTTCTTCTGGTTTGTCTTCTTACGGACAATGACCTTGACGATCTTACCAGCATACTGCTTTGAGTTCAGCATAGAAGCACTCTGGTCTTCGTAGTAGATTACATCAAAGAGTTGATGTGGGTTGTTGATGTATTCAATCTCTAGGGTCTCTGTATCCAATAGGATGAAACCACGATTGTCATTTACATCGTTCCAGAACATCTGGTATGGATTACCGATGTAATGGATACGACCATCGTCTGAGCGGGTGTGGAAGTGCCCTGAGAGGACCTTCTCGAATCCATTGAAGATATTGTTGTCTAGTTTACCGTCACGATACTCCAGACCTTTATAGGCATAGAACCCAGACAACTCTAGGTGTCCCATAGCAATACGAGACTTGCTCTCACGAATCATCTTGACGCTTTGTACCTCGTTCTCTGGTGAGATCCAAGGGAGCATCAGGATGTCTAGACCTTCAACATTGATTTCTGTTGGGTCTGTATAGGTAGTGATGTTGTCGTAGTGCCGTAGCAGTAGAGCAGGTGAGTTGGTGTCGTTAGTATTCTTGTAGTAGCAGTCGTGGTTGCCCACAATCATCCTTACATCATAACCCTTCATAGGGTCAAACATCACTCTCCGTGCCCAATTGAGAGAGTTAAACTCAATGGTCTTACGACTATCAAAGGCATCGCCCAAGTGTAGGATGGTTTCTACTCCACGCTCCTTGATGGTGGGGAAGAATACATTCTTATAGAAGTTTTCGAAGTGGTCTTGTAGATACTTTACGCCCTTCCTAGCGCCAATATGAGTATCAGTAAGAATGGCGACTAAACTCATTGATTCAGTTTGGTAATGATGTTCTCTCGAATAGCATTATAGTCATTACGATACTCAGATGTCAAGTTGCTGTCAGCAGTCATCAGTGACTCGAATCCAGTTCTCTCTACAATCTTGTTCTTAATATCGAGTTGACGCTTCTCTCGCTGGATGCGTCGTAAGAAAGCGTAGTGAATGATTTGAGTAAAGTAAGCAAATGGATTCCTAGACTTATTGGGATCGAAGTTATGAATATACTGAATACAATTCTCAATACCGTCAGAAATCATATCCTCACGGAACATGTAGTTGACGAAGTTTGGTTTGTAACTCAGGTGTGTTGCGATCTTCAGAAAGCAGGAACCAAGATAATTACTGATACGGGGTTTGGGAAGGTCATTCTCTTTAGCGTGCTGTACTTCTTCTCTATAGACGAGTAACGCTTCTAACAACTCTTTGTTGTTTACATAGTGCTCGGATTTTCCTCTAGCCATATTGTTTAGATTGGTTGTTACTATTATAGCACAAACTTGACAAGGGTGCCAAAATGTATTATACTCGACCTTGTGGAGGTTGAAGGGATACTATTAAGTTATTCATTGGGTTTATAGTCTAACTTAAAGATCTCTTCGAGACTCTTTTGGAATGACTTTACAGATCCTAAGTATCCGATCGATTGATTCTTATCATCTAATGGAACTCTTTTGCTCCCTATACCAGGAGTTCTTTTACGGAAGTAGCGAAGATAGTTTTGTAAGACCTCCTCACTTTCTACTTTAGATATAGCAAGAATATTACATACATCAATATCAAAGTTACTTTCATCAGTGGTTAGAAACCACGGGACAAACTTGACCTTGAATGCTCCATCCTTCCGTCTTATGTCGGATGCTTCTACACGGAGTGGGTCTTTGATGCTTATATTATATCCGCCATGATCATTATCTTCGACACGAACTACCATACAGACAATCTCTTCACCTGTGGTGAGTTTGAGTGCTGCTACTTTTCCTTCGTCCATAGATTACCTCAGGTTTATATTAATGATGTCGTAGTTAAATTTCTCCTCATTGTAGGTTTTAATTCTCTCTACGAGATGATTTAGTGTATAGTTTCTTTTCGACCCCTTTGTAGAGTCGTCAGCAATATCATATAACATTGCTTTTGTTTTGTTTGATCCTTTTCTCAGTACACGACCGATACTCTGGAGGTTTCTAATTCTTGACTTGGAGGGAGAAGCAAAGATTACATTGTGAAGATTCTTGATGTTAATACCGGTACTGAATACTCCGTAGGAAGCAATAATGACCGCGTTTGATTCTCTTTCAGTAATCTCTCTGACTTGTTCCCTTTCATTAACATTCACACCACCGTGAACGAAGAAGACCTGCCGTCCCTCCTCCGCCTTACTATTTATTAAATCGTAGAGTAACTTTCCGTGGTTCTCAACACGAGTAAACAACACTAAAGTATTACCTTTCAGGTCTACCGATAGGTTGGATATGAAACCATTCCTCTTCTCATTGCCGATAAGATATTGTATCTCATCTTCATATCGAGCAAAGGACTGCTCATCGTGTTTTAGAAGTAATACTTTAATGTCTAACTTCGCTACATGACCTGCTTCCATCAACTCCTTTGTCCTGATGGTATTGTATGAAGGACCAAAGAGTCCCTCAAGCACCCACTTATGTGTCTGTGTGCCGTCCAGAGTGCCCGTAAATCCAAATCTATACTTGGCGTCACAAAGTTTGCTCATGATGCTCACAAGCGATTTTGACTTGAAGTTATGTGCCTCGTCACCAATGACTACTTGGTACCTTGAGAAATACTTTTTATCGAGTTTATAGACCGACTGCCAGGTCGTAATGACAATACCTTTCTCAGTACTCAACTCCTTACCGCCATATATCTTATGACAATACTTGGATGAATTGAATCCGTAGTCCTCAAAGTCCTTGTACATCTGCTCTACAAGGGAAGTTGTGGGGACAACTAGTAAAATATTTTTTCCTCTCTCGCTATAATATCTAACGAGAGCATATATCATCAGTGATTTTCCCGAGGCAGTGGGACTGACGATGAGTTTTCTATTACTGCGTAGGGCAGTGTAGATGCCATGTAACTGATAATCCCTAGGCTTATAAGAGGTGATAGAGCGAACCCAATCAGTAATCCCCTCAGGAGATATTGCCTCATTCTCCTCATAGGGAAGTCCATAGAATTTATTGTCCTGGAACTCATATGAATAACCATAGTGTTCGCAGAAGGCAACAACACGGTCTAAAAGACCAATATAGATCTGTTTAGTCTGTAGGTTGAATAGAGCAATGTTACCATCCCACCATTTCTTCTTGTAGGAAGGATGAAACTTTGCTCCCGGAACCTCAAAGGTAAAGTTGTCTTTAAGTTCGTATTGTATATGAGGGTCACAGTCGATCTGTAAAAACACCTCATTCTTTTTGCTGATATTCAAGTCAGCCATAATATAAAGCATCAGCTAATATTATTTAGCAAACACACACAAACCTACATTTCATAAAACTTATGATGAAGTACACACTTGTATAACTCATCTCTCAGGTGCCAGAGGTGTTCCTGCTCGAAAGGATGCCTCTGAGGCGATCCTTCCCACCTCTCAAGACGCTTTACAACACAGTCATATAGAAGGTAGACATCTTCTATACCAAGATCCATACTGAATTTGTCGTCTTCGGGTAATCGCATTAGTTGTATCCAGAGGTGAACTTAGACCAGTCGATTGAATTCTTGATTTGAAAACCACGATTATGAATCATCTTGAGGATGTCTGCTAGGTAATCTAACATCACCTGGTAATATTCAACTTTCATCTTTGCCGTTGAAAGTTTAGTATCGGCATTAAGATGTAGAGTCATCGACTCTTTGTCTCTCACTTTATATGGAAATGGTTCTTCTACATACGCCTCAGCAGACGCCTTTCCACTATAGAAGTTATATCTTTCTAGTCGGACCTTCCTCTCGGTGTCCTGTGCCTTCGTCTGGAGCAGTTTGAGCGTCGTATATAGTGTGTAATACTTTTGATGTAACTGGGGTGTCTTTACAGACTCATCGTGTAGGTTGTCCATATCTATCTTGGAGTCTTTCTCCCACATAGATTGAATTTCATCTAGATTCATCTTTGTATCGATTGGTTAATGTAATCAGGTGTTAGAGGTTTGCCTTCCTTATCAAGGATTTGATAGTATAGGTAACTAAATGTCACACTAGCAACGAAGTAGTTAATGTCCGTATCAGTAGCAGTAAACTCAAGAGTTGATAGTGATGTTGGGAATAGATCCCAGAACTTCACATTGGAAATAGTGTTGTAGTTACTGTTGAGTATACCCAGTGTAGCATCACTATACTGTAATTTAAAGTCTCTAACGCCACCATCACTGGTAGTGACATCTTTAAATTG